TGAAAAAGATGACACAGAAGGCAAAAATGCTTTTGGTGTAGAGACATTTATTCCAATATCTCCCGATGTTACAAATCATAGAGCACCAAGTGTAGCTAACCAAGCTACTTATAGAGCAATATTTCAGAATTCTTTAGCATCACAAGTTATGGAAAGTGTTGGCAAATTACAAGGAAGCCTTGTATTAATTGGAGACCCATACTATGCTAATTCGTTAGTAGTACAAGATGAGACTATATCTATAGTATACTTGGAGCCATTCAGCCCCGGAAATATACCAGGAACAGGGTGTGAATACTCTATTAGTAAAAGTAATGTAAATAAATATTTAAGTGGTCGAACGTGGTATATAAATGGAGTAAGCCATGAAATCACTGAAGATGGCAAATTCACAACTATTTTAGATGTCTTTAGAAATCCAGATGAAATTCCTCCTAAGTAAGAGAATAAAATGTACGGTACACCAAAACAACAATTATCAAAATTAAAAAGACTAGCAAAAAAAATATCTGCTAAAGTGCAAAATCTTGAAATGCTAGTTAATCAAACCAAAGACGAAGTTGTAGACATAAATAAAAAGAAAAATTTAACTGGTCTTTACTCATGCTTATGCGTTAGCACCATAGACTTTTATAAGCAAAACAGAGTAAAATTCTTTTCTCCAGTTTTGCACAAGCCAAATATGTTATGGCAAGCTCTCCCATATGCATATCCATCTTCCGCTTTAGGAGGAATCGATGACTCTGGTATTACTTGGGTACCACCAGCAGGAAGTACTATTTTGATTATGTTTGAAGTTGGATTTAAAAGAAGTGCTTTTTATATTGGCACCACTTGGTCTAGAACACGAAATGCTGATGGGTCTGCTTTCTCTTATACAGTGCCAGAGTATGAAACTATATATGGCCAAAATAAAAGAGATGGCTACCTTTGCGGCCCAAATGATGGATCACAAAATTTACCACCTTGGAATACAGAAAATTATAATGGTTTTGATATTGATAGCCTTGCAGAAGTTGAGGTTGATGTTGATGCACAGAAAAGAATTACGTATCCAAATATTTATGGATTTAAAACACCTGAAAAACATATGATCAAGATGGTCGATGGTGATGCTAAGTGTAATAGAAGGTGGAAAAGACTTGAAATAATGTCAGGAAACGGGAATTGGATGATATTCAAAGATGATCCATTTCATTATTGTGGACAATGGGCACATCCATCATGTCCAGGTCCAAAACCTGGAGATGTTAGTTGCATAAAAGGCATACAAAATCCAACATTCGAAAATCCAACTTCGGATTTCATAACACCAGATCCAGAAGCAGATGTTGATTCAGAGGGAAATGTTACGATTTATGCTTTTGATCCTTCCCAAGTTCCAGAACAAGAAAAATTTTTGTGCCGTGGAAAAGAATTAGAATATGCAAATACTCAATATGCACCAGACTTTCAAGGAAAAGATGAACAGGTAGGAGCAAATCCATTTTTTAAACAAGCAAGCGAATGCAGACCATACAGAGGTCCACGAACTCCCGAAAATAATAAGTGTGATCTGCCTCAAACAGGAGTTCAGATACTTTCTATTTCTGGACATAGTTTTGTTATGGATGACTCAGTCGAATACCCAACTGGAGAAATGAATTGGCATAGAAGTCTTGAAGATTTCAAATATGGCTGTAGTGATAAGTTTATGGGTAGAAGTTATTGGAAATCGTCTACTGGTCATTTGATTGAAATGAATGATCTTGAAAAAGATTCTAAAGTGCGTGGAGAGAAGAATGGAGTAAAACTGCAATCTGCTTTGGGCAACAGAATATTTTTATGCGATGATACTGTAGATCAACAAGGTATAGCAACCCAAAATCAAGGAATTACTTTAGAAAGTACAAGTAAAAATACAATTATTTTATGCGATAGTGGAAATAAAAGAAATATAGAAGCTAGAAAATCAAATCCAAATACGGAACCAAAAGCATCAGATGCATTTATTATGATGCGTACTGGATATGGTCTAACATTAGAAATGGTTGATGCGAATAGTCAAGAAGAAACACAGAATCAATATATTAGAATTATAAGTCCTCAAAAAGATAATATTGAAAGAGGGCCGCACTTAATGATGTTTATTGAAAGACCAGAGGGTCCGGGGCAAGTAGTTCTAAGGACTGGTGGAACATTTGTTAATGTGACAACTGATGATGATATAAATGCAGTTGGATTCAAAGTAGTTGACGAAGAAGTTGTTGACAATGATGGAAACAAGGTAACTTTTGTTTCTAAAGACAATGCGTCAATTACAAATCAAGGAGCCCATATAAAAGTTTCTCAGACGTTAGATTATAATTGGGGCAAACAGCTTTCATATGTACTTGCTGGAGAAGATTATGAATTTGAGGATGAAGAAACTGGCGAAACAAAAAAAGGACCAGGAATATTCCCAGTAGTACTAGCTTATCCAACAATAGACGGAGATGGAAACACAAGTTTCTATTTAAGAGCTAGCGATAGAGTATTTGTTAGTTGTAGCAATGAAAATACAGCTTTATTTGTTACCGAGAAAAATATCTCCCCAACTGGCGTAATTCCAAAAAATCCTGATACTGCTGGCGAAAACAGTCCAGATGCTGGCGAATAACACCGTTGTAATAACTATATAAAGTTATGGAACTTTTAGCTTTACCATATCCAATTACTCCTAGCCCTTTGGGAGCTTTCAGAGCAGTAGGCACAGAGGTTGGCATTAAGGGTGATTTGCTGCAACTTTTGCTAACAAATCCAGGAGAAAGAGTGATGATGCCATCTTTTGGCACGCCTCTACGAGAATTAATTTTTCAACAGAATACTGTTGCCTTGCAAGATTCTGCAAAAAAAATGATTCTAGATTCTATAAGAAATTGGGAACCAAGAATAGTAGTAAGAAGCTTACAAGTAACAAATACTGAAAATGGCAATCCCTCCTTATTAAAAAATTCAATAGAAGATTATCAAAATAATCCTTATATTTTACTTATAAATTTACAATATAGCATACTAACAAATATACAAGGCATACAAAAATTGATTTTACAAGTACCACTTGCAGGAGGAACAAATGCCTAATACTTGTCCTTTTAATGTTGATCCATATAAAATAGTAAACAATCCAAATAGACCAACTCCTGTAAATCTAAATTATACGAATCAAGATTTTTGGTCTATGAAAAGCAGATTAATTACATTTATACAGCAAAACTTTGGAGACAAATTTAATGATTTTGTTGAATCAAGCTTAGCTTTAATGTTGATTGAAAACTGGGCATTTATAGCAGATACGCTATCTTTTAAAGTAGACCAGATTGCAAATGAAATTTTCATAGACACTGTTACTGAATTAGATAATGCATTTAGACTAGCAAATCTTGTAGGTTTTAAACCTCAGCCTCCAGTTCCTTCATCGTGTTTATGGACCGCTAGAATTAATTCTATACAAAATATTGATGTTACAATTCCAACACCTTATGATGTTACTATAACAAATAATAATACGCCTATAAACTATGAAATTTTTGCTGCTGATAACTATAATCGACCAATTTATGATGTTCCTATAGTTATAACAGCAGGCAAACTAGTTAATTCAAACTTAGTCGGCTTAGAGGGTCAAACAATAACAGACAACTTCTTAGGAACAGGATTAATAAATCAGTCTTTTAATTTATCTACCGCTTCAGTACTTGATGATTCTGTAAGAGTTTTTATAGCTGGCGAAAAATGGACTAGAGTTGAGTATTTTACTGACTCCCAACCAAGAAAAGAATACATACTTACTTATAATTCTGATTACAGCGCTACTTTGGTATTTGGAAATAATAGAGCAGGATTGATTCCAGCCTTAAATTCACAAATAACAGCAGTTTATAGAGTTGGTGGTGGATCTCAAGGAGACATAATTAGTAATGCAGCAAGCATAGATGCATTGTTTCAAGTTCCCAATCAACCTTTTAGTGTTATTGTCAATCTTACAAACTACACACGTGGACAATATGGGTATTCTGGCGATACTATTGAAGATATTAGAAGAAAACTTCCAGCGTATTTAAAATCACAAAATAGAGCTGTTAGTGGCGAAGATTACAAGACTTTGTCAAATCAATTTTATACACCATACAACGGCACTATGGGCAAGGCTACTGTTGCTCTAAGACATAGTGGTTGTTCTGCTAACATTATTGATATTTATGTTTTAACAAGAGATGGAGTAGATGGCTTGAAATTATCGTCTTCTCAATTTAAAGCTGAGTTTATAGAATATATAAATACTTACAAAATGCTTACCGATAGCATTTGTGTAAAAGATGGAGTGATTATTGATGTTGAAGTAATTATTGATGTAGTTATGAATAATATATATAAAGCACAACAGGATAAAGTAGAAACACAAATAAGGAGGAATTTAGAAATATTTTTTAATTTGCAAAATTGGGACTATGGTCAAAATCTAAAAAATAGTGACATAATAAAATCTCTAAACAACATAGCAGAACCAATTAGTTATAATGTAACTTTGCATAATATTGATTCTAGTCAAGATCAAGCTACAGTGCCAGCAAGATATTTTGAAATCATAAGACCTTTTGGCACTCCGAGAATAACATTTAATTATCAATAAACTATAGGCAAAAATGTTAATTACAGAATATATTCTGAATCTTGATACCACGACAACAACTAGTACTACAACTACGTCTACTACTACACCAGCACCGACAACCACTACTACTACACCAGCACCGACAACCACTACTACTACACCAGCACCGACAACCACTACTACTACACCAGAACCGACAACCACTACTACCACACCAGCACCGACAACGACTACTACTACACCGGCTCCTACAACAACTACTACTACACCGGCTCCGACAACCACTACTACTACACCGGCTCCTACAACAACTACTACACCAGCACCGACAACAACTACTACACCAGCACCGACAACGACTACTACACCAGCACCGACAACGACTACTACTACACCGGCTCCTACAACTACAACTACACCGGCTCCGACAACCACAACTACACCGGCTCCGACAACCACAACTACACCGGCT